TGATGAACATATCTGACCTTAAACACGCTGCGGCCGCTTCTGCAAGGCTCTTATACGTCTCGTTTAGCTCTTCCTGGTCTTTCTTGTCAAGTTTCTCCCCGTCTGATAGGGGTTCAAAGCTGAATAGTTTTTCCATTTCTGGGGTCATTGTGCTTGTTTCTCCCTTGCCTTAACCTCTTCTTTACTCGGAGGTGTAGCCAGCTCACCTACAAACTGTTGAATAACTGCTTTAAGTTTCTCCGGATCGATAGCTGGCGGTTGCCCTGTTATCTCAGATTGCTCAACTATTGCGTCCATATATGCAACAACAGCCTGTGTAGCTGTCTGAATTTCCATCTTTTTCAACTCTTCCAGCTCAGGTAATATCTTGCTGATGGCGTTCTTCCACTGCGGGCTCCAGCTCTTTATTAATGTGGTCAATAGGAAGTGAACAGATTGAGGGTTCTTAGCAACCAACAGCTCTTGTCTCAATACCTGGTATATGGCCAGATTCTCTTTCTTCTCGTTCAATTTGTCAAAGTTATAAGCATGAGCCTGGGACTGTATCAATGTCTTGGCTATCATGGCCTGCCTTGATATTGTGGTGAAGGGATTGCCGCCGGTTACGTCTTTAATCCTGCGGTTGATGTACTGCTGATCGTTCTGGCTAATCTCGTAATACATCTGAAGGATTCCCAAGCATATATTGTTAAAACCTACCGCAAACTCGTCCACATAGTCTTTTATGCCCTCATCAGACTGATTGATAAGAGCGAGTACCTTACCCATGGGAGCTGTGGGGTCAAGCGGAGATTCCTTGCCGGATTTTAGGGACGACACTCTACTGACATCGTCCCCGATTCTGTCTACAATACTCTTCAGCAGCATCATGCCGCTTATATCTAAAGGCTTCATGTGATTATTCAAGAAGTCTATTTGCTTCGGATCTGCGTTTAAAGGTATGCCGTGAGTCCATCTGTGATTAGCAAACTGAACATCAACGTCTGAATCTTCAGGCGTGATAGGTGTGATAGTGTTCTGTGTGTGCAGTCCTTCAAGCGCCAGGTTTAAGAAAGCATTACTTGCAATATGAGCTGATGTCAGGTTTTCAGCCGGGCTTCCACCGTAAAAGCCAGTGCCTTCATGCTCTGAGTAAATCGGGAAGTAATAGCAGTCTAAAATAGTAAACGGATATTCAATAGCGCCTAAGAATAAATCCTTGTCCTGAGCCACATAAGCTATGATTTTCTTTGTATCTTCGTCCTTTTCGTCCATTTTGAACTGATAAACACAGTGCTTAATGGTGTATTTCTGGTTTCTTGCGCCTTCCCGGACCTTCCTGTCTGAATTATCTCCTTCTTTCTCATCGTACAGAAGCTCATCAACATTGATGAAATCGTACTCTTTCTCCAATTGTTTAAGCTGATAATAGGTGTATTCTTCAAGCTCAATGGTTAATTCCGCGTCTTTCAGGCCTTCATATCCCTCTGTTGATTTCCTAACCTTGAAGTTTAAAGGGTCAACATACACCGGGAATGGATCGTTAAATGTTATCTCATTGTACTCTATGTCAAGCACAACGTCCTTGCCTGACTTTAATGACTTGTAAATCCAATCATACTTGCCAGGATTCTTCTCTACCTCTTCACCATGAGCCTGCAGGAACTTCTCAACGCCTCTTGACGCTATCTCAGGCTGGCCGTCAGCTCCCACTCTGCCAGGCATATAAGTCTCAGATTCGTAATGCTCCTGCCGGATTCTCTTCACTTTCCGGATCTTATGCGTCAGCTTGATCAGTCCCACTCTCTTTCTTGATGCGGAATGTAACGCAAGCCTGAACGGCTTTCTTAATGGTACTCTCTCATCAAGGGCATAGTCCAGGAAGTCCATCTGCTGCTCGCATACCTCAACACCCTCTTGTTTTGCATATCCGGGCCTGGGCTCTACTGATATTCTGGGGTCAACACTGAAGATTGCAGCCATACCGCTTCTCACTATTTCGTTCATTTTAATCTTGGTGAGTGCCGTATCTACAGCATATTGCTGTCCTTCTCTGCGCGGCATAATGCCTTTATACTGATTGTCCATGGATTTGCAGAACTTTGGATAGTCTTTATCATACACATCGCCCAGCTCTTCATCAATGGCTTTCTCTTCATCGTTGATTTCAGTAACTAAGCGGTCTTGCTGTTTCTCGGTGAGGTTTAATGACTTGGTATTTTGAAAGACAGCAACGTCCTCTTCCTCGTTCTCTGTCTCTTTCTCTGTGGATCTCTTTATGCTATAGTCTTTGTCAGGCAATTATCACCTCTCAGTAACTAAGTTTATGTTTCCTGCTCATTACTCCAGCAGCCCTTCTGAACGTCTTTGTCATTGATGTTTTCTTGTATGACTGAGTTACTGACTTCTTAGGTGCGGAAGCCTTTGTTACGGACTTTCTTTGCATATTTCCTCCTACTTAGTTAAAGTATCGTATATTTTAATATTAATTGCAACTTTATTTTAATGGTTTAAATAACTCAGCAATAGTCTCTCTATGTTCATCCCAATATGATCCAAAACTTCCATCGTTATAGTGTATATGCCAATAATTACCTGATCTTTCTATCTTTTCAATTGCTGACTCGCTTATCGCTAGTGTTGATGTCATATAAAACAATCTACTCATATCCCCTCCTATTCAAAACTAAACCCACCGTTCCTAGTCTCTACAATCTCATGGTATCTTCTGCGCTTCTTGCTCTCTATCGCCTCTGCTCTGAACTTATACGGATATAAATGCCGCACCTGGCCGGCAATAGCGCAGCATATCACTAATCCGTCCTGCTTGTTCAATGCAGCTTCAGGCTTCTTATTCTTTGGATTGATGATGAATGTATTACACTGAGAGATTAAGTCTTTATCATAGAGCTTTATTGCTCTTAATGATATATTCTCAGCCATTCTGGCCAGGTATTCAGGCCGGGTAACACTGTTTGTATTGAAGCCCAGATCAGTCTTTTCATCTTTTAAACCGTCCTTGGTGTCCATTTTACGATAGACATTGCCATATTTTTGATATACAAGCTGGCATACCATGTATCCATATCCCTTGTTTTCAGGCGCTACAAGGGCTTTATTGAAGTAATTACCACACATTACGCATAGGTGAGCCAGCTCTTCCGGAGGATATTGACCGTTTACCACGGCTGCAGTTGCGTTTGTGCGCTTGTTTAACACATACACTGAGCCCTCATCCTGTCCTAAAGCCTCAGATGCGTCCGCGGTAACTATGTATTGCTCTCCCTTGCTGGGTATCTCATACAGCTTTATACGCCCTTCAGGTAATGCTCTGAACTCGTATTTCAGGTCAGTCTCGAATATCTCTCCAACATGGATTGGTTTGCGTTCTTCCTGTCTTTCCATGGAGTCATTATCAAAGAAGTTTGCACCGCTGGTTTGAAATGCCTCCTTCCAATGGCCCGGATATTCTTTTTTAAATTCGCCTATATCACCGCTGCATTTGTTCACTATCGCCCATCTGCGCCAGTTTAGCTGCTCTTCTGTCAGGCTTTTCTCACTTCTCAGCCTATCTTCTTCTTTGAGAAATCCTGTTCTGGTCGAGTCTGTAGTGAACCTTATGCCTTCTAATGGGTATAATGCACCGCTTTGCAATGGTTTGCTGTACTCTTTCATCAGGAACCAGGGTATAAACACGGCCAGCCAGTCTGTTTTACCATCAACAGCCCTGCACCATTCATCATAGAAAGCGTCCATACCATTAGCTGTAGTCTCTCCAATGATCAAAGTATGTTCATTATCAGGCACAGATTGATTCAACCCGGTCATTACAGCCGGCAAATCCCTGAAATAAGCACACTCAGACAGATGGACCAGGTGATAGGTATGAGATCGCGCTGCTTCAGTGTTCTCTGCTGTTGCTATGATAATCTGACTGTGTATGCCTTCAAACTCAAGTTTCTTCTCGTTTGATTTCTTTAGCGCCGGAGGCAGGAAAGGTAAGTCTTTCTCTAATTGCTCTTGATACAGCTTGCTCATATCAAATAGGTTGTTAGCGTGTTCCTTCTCATCGGCCATGATCAGAGCATTGATATTGTGTGTTTGTGAGGTAATCGAATAGATGATAGCCTCAGTAAGAGTTGATACTCCTTCTTGCCGGGCCTTCAATATCCATATCCTGAGAGGTTTGTTTCTTCTG